AGCCGCAAGAATTTTCAGCTTTTGCGATTCCAGCTCTTCGTTGAACCATTTCTCGTGCTCGGTATTTCCCTGCACCTCGCCATAGTTGGGAATATCGAGGTTCTTCATCACAGTCGACCAAGAAATTGGAGCACCGCCACGTTTCAGTTGCAGCATCATCAATTGACGTTGCATCTGGGTTACCTTCAACAGCGTGCTTGGCACCGATACCAGCCGAATCTGCTTGGCAAACCAGCGTGCACGCGTCAGTTGGTTGTAATGCGATGGTTCTTCGGGAAAATTGCCGTTGATCATCTCATCGGGCATATGACTTGGAACCAGATCGTCTGGATTAAAGTCAAAAATCTCCCGGGCAATGCTGTCTGGCCCCACATACTCCATGATTCTCTTGACGTTGAACCATTGCAGAATCAGGAATTTCATGCGGTAGCCAACCGCCTTGTTGCCTTTTTCAATACGCGCCGCAATCCCCTTTGCAATCGGGCCAATGGACTCCAGCATCTTGTCGGCCGTGTCGTTGGCAATGTTCATCTTCATGTTCTGAAGATTGCCAAGATCCGTCAGCCCCAGCTGCGACTGCTTGCACTCCTTCAGGTACTTCAAAAACGTAAAATGCTCCGAGCTAACACGAACTTCCTCGGGAAGAATCGACTGAAGAATGTCTCTCGGCTTGCCGTCTACGCCGTAGCGCACGTCCTGCTCAAAGATGTCAAAATGCTCAATCTTTGCGCCACCCGTGGCTGTGTGGTCATAACCGATCGGTGGGTTCAACGTAATCGTGATTACGTCGTCCATCTTGCGCTCGATTTTGCGCGTCGTTGTTTCAATCGATGCCACATCACCTACCAAAGAACGTCCCAGAGGCTCCCATGCCCAATCATCCACGGTGTACTGAATCACCGGGATCTTGCCATCCCAATCAAAGCTCGGTCCGTCGTACATGGGCCGATCGAGTCCATTGGAAGTAATGATGAGCCGCAGATTCGGATACACGCGGCAATCTTCCACCGTCGCCGGTCGCATGTACGCCAGACCGTTACGCATGCCGCCAAAAATCATTTGGCCAACATAGGGAACTTTGTAGAACCAACTGGTACCAACATCGCCCATTGGCAATTCATAACCGGTACTGTTGATTCGCAGGTCGCGAACAAACGTGTAGCGAATCTCGCAATAAAGGTTGCCAAAACTCCGGTTTGGGCCACCATAGCGGAAGCGTTCGGCGTAATCCATCCGCCGCGCTTGAACCTGTGTTTTGTAACTGCGTGGTCCAACCGTCTGCAGTTGTCCCTGGAAAAGCGGGAAACGGCCATGAGCTTCGGCGATCGGCATGTAATCGTAGACTGTGACGGCGTAAGCATCCTGCACATCGTTGCTACGAGGAATCTGGACAGGGACCACGTCCAGTAAGCCCAACGCATCGAACACCATCTTGCGTTCGCCATAGCCGTATTCGTCCGCACGCACCTTAGGCCACAGATAACCAATACCGGTAACGCTGGCATATTGCAAAACTTTCAAAATCTGGAAAGGAAAATCGGATTCCAGATAGATGCTCTTCGATACTTTGGTCAGCATCTCCGACATTTGCTTATATGCAGGGATGTCCGACCCATATCCGGCAATTTCGCGCACTTCGGAAAGAGTTTCGCAGAACTTGCGAATGTCGTATTTCAGCTCATTGGTGATAAGGGTTGACCGCGACTTATCTCTGAAGATGGCATCGAAAATGCGCATATTCGTGCCCAGGTTCTTGTAGCATGTCTGCCCTTCAAGAAACCCTTCACCTTCTTCGATTTGTTCCTCGACCCATCCTGCACGCGAACTTGGTGAGGATTCAAAAGCTGGCGCCTGCCAGTCGACAGTTTCCTTCTCCACGCATTGCTCATTTCCTCCTCGGTGAGTTATTGAGCTATTGCGCATAGTAGGCAAATTTCGCCTACACGTCTACGCTAATTTCAACAATGCGCTAACTATGCGCACTTACAAAAAACAGTTTCTTTCTCAGATCATCATTGGTGTAGGAATATGCCCATCCGCAATGTGGGCAGAAGCACGGAACGCCAAGATACCAGCGGAAGCGGGTGCCACAGCCATGATTCCTGTGATTTTCTACTTGGATTTTCCAATCTTCAGCGCTCATTTGCGATTTTCCGCAGTCACATACTCGTTCAAGTACGACTGGACCAATCACGTCGTCTGCATCGGTAACGGCGTAACTCGTCACGGGGTCATCATCATTTCCACGACCATGTAAAAATCCACGTTGATCCATTTCAGCGTCCTTTCTCATACGCTTCTGCGTGCAGATAGCTTTCGCGTCGCATCCGTGTTTTGTCTGGCCGCGCTCCATAAGATTCCAAGTGCTGGCGTAAAAAATCGCGGTTCAAATTATTTCGTGCATTTGCCATCTGGTGCCGCATGTAGCTGCGCAAGTTGTCGCGGATTGGTCCTTCGATCATCTCCCGCTGTTCATCTTCCATCTGGTACTTGTAGGCTTCCCACTGGCGCATTCGTTCCGACCAAATTTCCGCTTCATGCGCAGTGTTACAGACAATCTTTTCGAAACCATCTGGTGCCGGAAAATGTTCAGGAAGTCCCATGCGAATTTCGCCGCGAGTCCCATCGTGCCAAAACACAATTTTGGTTGTCAGTTGTGCGTTCAATCGAGTCCTCCCACAGACACCATGTTGGAAGAGCACACCGCTTTGCTTAACGGCGGGGCTTTTTCCGTTGGCAATGCATAGCGCTTTTGCGATCTATCCGCAAGAATGTCGAAATCATGCGCGGTGAAGAAAGATTGCGCCGCAGCACGCACGCGATCATCATGCTGGCCGCTGCGATGTTCCAACTTAGAAATTCTGCCGGCCGCTGCATGCCGCTCCAGCGTTTTCAGCTCTTCAATCAACCATCGGGATGTCGGGCGATACCAGCCGCCATTCACGGCTTCCGTAAAGCGCGTCATCAAGATCGGCACGCTCCATACGTTGGAATACCAGCCCTGTTTTTTGCCCGAATCATCTTTGATCTTCTTGCTGTCGTAGCGACGTGGCACGTGATGCCAATGGAAGCCCATCAGCTTCAACTGGTGCTGGCATGTATCGCCAGGTCTTCCGATCTGCTCCACGCAAAATTTCACGCCACGCGGATCTTTTGCATTTTCGCCATACCAGGCAGCGATGCAAGCTGCAAATCCAACAACTTGTGCAGAGTTGATCCGGTTCGATACCAGCTCAGCCACCTGGTAATCGTACTCATCCCCAAAGCGATTGCGCGTCACCGATACGCAGGTTCGATCTTCGTCTTCTTTGCCCAGTCCATCGGCCGTATCAATGCCGCAACTGTAGGTGTATCCAGGGTTGGGTTCTTCATATACCAGCAGCTTGTCGAAGGTTTCCAGTTCCACATCTTCGTCGATCGGAAGCAACGGGACCAAAACCCAGTCGTAGCGCTGGCCGCGATCCGATTTCCATGTCACGCGGATATGTGCTTTGTCGTAATCAATCAATTGCTCTAGTGGCTCAAAACCATCGTCGATGGAATCGCCGGTGATGGCATAGGCCTGCACCGGATTCTTCCTTTCCTTGGTGCCACCCTGTACTTCGTAGATGTGATCTTCGATGTCCTGAATCGTTTCCACATCAAACACGCTGTCATGCACACCTGTCAGCGCTTCATAGTCGTCAGCTGGCATCTGCGCAAGCCAAATCTTCTGGCTATGGTTTTTGCAGGATTTGGCGTAATTGAACTCCCAGAACCACTGCTGCTCCAGCGGCATCCGCCAATCTCTTCCTGCAATGCGTGACAAAAACGGCGTATTGCGAATGTAGGATTCCGCGCGAATCACATGCTTGCGCGTGACTTCCATACGCTTTTTGTAAAAGTCTTCTGGAACTGGGAACTGACGAATCCATGCTTCTTCCGGGTAAAGATCCGTTGCCATCGCCCAAGGAATAAATACGGGGCAAAGATCATGAAGCCCTTTGGGGAAGTCTTCCTTTGCTGCACGCCACGTCTCGGCCAACCAGCCGGTGTTTCCACCACCAGTGCCTTCAAACACCATGAAGAGATTGGGAGTAGCGTGTGTAGCGCGCAACAGGCCTTCCTCGATCACCTTTTTCGGCTTGGGGATATCGGCCAGTTCCGAATTCTTTACGCAGCAATGCACCGTGCAGAAGTTGTGCTCTGGCGCATCGACTTCCAAGTCGAAGAAGGAATCTGAAAACGCTGTTTTGTTTTCAAATACCTGAATATCGACGAATTTTCCATCTTCCGAATACCGCCAGTGCTTCGGGCTGTGCGAGCAGCGAACATCGGACGGGTCCAGCTTGTAGTCGCTGCGTTCAACCGTCTCCCACCCCATTGCAGTTCTGAACTTGTTGGCATACGAACTGTTCCAATGAAGTTGCCATTGATCTTGGCATGTTCTGCCGTAATAAATTCCAGATGGACGGAAGTACAGCGCCGCCCAGCCATAGCCACGCGATGCCATCAGATCTCTCACCTGCAAGAGCAAGGAGAAAGAAATCGATGTGCAAGACACTGTCGCCAGATCCGTGGCAAGATGGCCATCGCCTTCACAATAGCCACACAGCAAACCGTCGACAAAGCTTTCGCCGGCAGTAAAAACCCAGTCCGGAATCTTCTTCCCTTCGGCACCTTTGCCGAAATTCTCCATGAACCAACGAGATAATCCTGAATCATGGACTGCAAACGTCGCGGCTTTGCTTGTTTTGCATTCACTGTAGTGCAGGTGCTGGAACATCCCAAGCACACGCTGAATGCCCAAAACGACGCGTTCTTTTTCCTTGCGATGGATCGAAAAATACACTGCATCCGCTGGCTTATCTGCAAGCCGCGTGCTGAAGTGGATGCTGCCTTCTGACAAATACAAGCCACAAAGCCATCCAAACCCGTAATCCAGTTTGAATGCCTGGTATACAGGCTTCTTCTCTACTTTTTTGCTCTTTCTGCCCATCGGTGTCCATTCAATCTGGACATCCTTCTTCTTCCTGGTAATCGGCCGCACCGGCATCCGAACAAAGTCGCCTTTACCAATCTCTTCCGCAGGCTTGAATCCTTCCGGCGTAAGAATCGGGTGATCTCGCGTGACTGTCAG